GATTCTTTTTGCTGCCTATATGAGCCATCAGTTCAGATACTGCTTTTTTTATCTTCCCGAAAGCCAAAAACAGGCTTTCTCCGGCTTTTAACTCTGTTAAGTTCCCGGACTCTTCGTATTGTGGGTAGAGTATCTTTTGAATATCCTCTGCCAGTGCATATTCACCCATCTCTATGTTAATAGTAACCATTTCCGCATTGCTGACTCTTGTATAATATTCCTGTATATAGCTTATAGGATAAGTATTATCCGGCAAATAGTCCGCCTCTGCTGCAACGGCAATAGAATATAATATACCGTCTGTGCCGGCGTCCCCCTTCTTCCTTGCAATGATTCCTATCTCCGTCATTCGGTAGCCTTCAGAAAGATTGTCATTTCTGATTACGGATTTCAGCACTACGGCCTGCTGCCTGGTTGCCAGAACACTGCTGAAACCAAAATCCTGTTTAGGTGCTTTTAAACTGGTTCTTTCCCTCAATGCTTCTTTTGATTTTTCTGTATCTTCATATTCTCCATTCCCAATAACCATCTTTACAAATTCTATTGTGAAGCCTTCTGCTATAGATGATGCGATAAGGTTCGCTCCTTCATTGGTAAGAACGGCATTTTCAAAACGAGCCATAATCCTCCTCCCTTATGCTTGATCTTCCCTGCGTCCGGAAATAACCTGCAGAATAAATATCACCCCAGTATTGGCGGTCTAGTTCTATCCTTTCAAAACGAGATCTCGCATTTTTTACAGTGTGTATAATTTTCATAAAGAGCTCAATATTTTCTTTAGTAATAAGTGCGTCTGTCCAAATTTTGAAAAAAAATGGTTTTCCTCCATACTTAAACCATTCTTTTACTTTTCCGGTTCCAAATACTGTAGTTACAAATTCCTCCATGGCCTGGCGCGTTCCGAGTTTTATATACCAATAAATAGCATTTGTAATCAATTTCCGCTTTATATCGGGTGTAAATTCTGCGCTGTAGAAAAGAACACGATTTTCCACTGCCAGAAAATCAAGCTTATCATCAGATACACATTCCAGGTTGGCCCATATATAGACACGATTTAAACGGTCAAAATACTTCTTTTTCTGCTGGTCAAAGGCATATGAAAGAGCTATCCGTTCTGCTGTTTTCATTTCCGCTGGAAGCGCGTTTTCCGTGCGGTAGTCTACAAGCTTAATCATCTTCTATACCGCCATATATAAATTCGACGTTTGTTTCGATGGCGATTGCCGTTTCAGGAACCCGCGTAAATACCGGTGAAGTTATTACAACGCGCTTTCCGCCGGCGGCGCGGACGAATTCCGTCAATGCATCCGGATTAATATCCCGGCCTATCTTCGTTCTCTGCCAGTTCAAATAAGTCTCCTTTGCAGATTCGATTGACTCTTGAATCGTCTTGACATTATTCAAGTCACTCCGGGCAATATAATAAACCGCTTTTAGATCGTAATTCACTACATCAGGCGGCGCAACGAAATCATGATCCGTCAGCGGAATAATCGGATTTTCTTTCAGGTATTGCAGGCAGTCAGAACAAAATGTCTGACTGGGAAGAGTGCCGCCGGTTAAAAGAATACGAATGTCAACGACGGCTTCTGTTGGTTCGTAAATCTTCACATCCTCTATTGCGGCGCTGTTATACTGCTTCACCCAGTATTCATAAGCATCGGCCGGGCCGGCCACGGAATAGGAAGAAGGTGCCAGGAAGATTCTTTCACGGAAGCTTTCTTCAGACTCTTCGCCGGTTCCTCCGTCTGATTTCGTAATATTTGTAACTGACGCAACATAAGGAACCGGATCGACGATTGTCTCAATCTGGCCGATAATATATTCGTTTCCTACTGTCCCGGCCGTTTCGCAAGTACAGTCAATATCGACGAAGGAATCACCAGCCTCTACTTCCGCATAATAGTTCGTTGCAAAATAAACGCCATCGCCAGCCGTAATTCTGGTTCCTTGCGGAATACTAATCACATCTTTTCTTACTTCTGAAAGCGTAAATCTCGCCATTACAACTGCCGGTTTCGGCTCCTGAATAAAGGTTTTCTTGAAGGCACCTAAATGCCTTAAAAAATTTCCCTTTGAATATTTCAAAAGATTCATTTTTGCCGCATGATCCAATATTTGATACATTTGATAATATTGTCCGGCTTCAACTCTTAAATGAATGTGTTCCTTGTCTCCAGGCCGAAGCGTAGTTTTCCGGCCGGTTACTTCCTGATACTTCTTTTCATAATCTGTGATCATTTCGTTTAAAATTTGTTCGTAAGTTATATCATTAATGAAGGAAATATCAGGCAGACTATAAAGTTTTGAAATTTCATTCGCCATTATAAACTAACACCACCTTTGGAATTATATTTCCGGTGCCGCCTGACACCACAAAAGACACTTCTTCCACAACCGCGCGCGGCTCGAACTCGTCTATCAATTCCATAGCGCTAACTGTATATCTTTGCTGCGCAATATAGGCTGGCTGTGAAATTATATCTGGATCTAATCCTATTTCGCGGTTCATGGGAATTGTTCCTTTTATCATCGTTAAAAGAAACAGGCACTTGTCAAGAATTTCTTTCCTTAACCCTACTTCATATGCCCCATTTAATACAATTTGTACGCCATCAATCACTAACATGAAAGCAACCTCATTTTAATAGTATTCTGTGGCTGTTACCGAAATTTCAACCGAAACAAGTTCACCACGGTTCCATACTTCCCGGTAATCTTCGTCTATACTGTCAATCGTCCATTTCCCGCCGCCTACCTTGTGTCCGCCGAGCACAAACGGACAAATTTTCCCCTGTTCACAATAAAGCGTTATTTTATGGACCATTTTCCAAGGTTTTACACCGTGACCGGCGACAAATTTCATTTTGAAAGAAACGCACTGATTCTTTGGCCCCTCAAATTCCCGCTCTGATTTCTTTTTATAACTACTTGCAGATGATAAAATTAAAGCATTATTTTTTGCCGCAATAACTGCCAATGGATTTTCTGTGCACTGATTTTGATTGTAAGGATGTTTTTGATAACGGTTGTTATAATCATAACAGGTCGTTTCAACAATGCTCAATAACTCATACGCCTTATTATAATCCTTACTTTTTACACTACTGACCGCTTCTTCTACAACCTGCCGTTTATCCATAAAATAATATTCACTGTTTGCACAAGCACCCAAAGCTAGTAAGGTTAAACCTGCAACTATCTTTTTCATCATAAATGCTCCTAAATGTTAAAATTATTAATCTTTTGCTGAATTATCTCTTCTTGTTGTTTTTTCTTTCGTTCTTGTTTGTTTTTTTCTTCATTCTGTTGGTTTTGTTCTGATTGTCGTATCCTTTCTTGGGCTTTCTGATAATTCCCCCAATTGATAAAGAGTTTTTTGATAGCAATAGGCTGATTGTTTTCGAAACTGACTTCAACTTTTAAAACCCACGGTTTTTCAATCCAGAAGAAAATTTCACTATCCTCATTACAAGAAACGGCTATTTTTTGAGTTATCTTGTCATTTTTAGGGTGATATAAGGTATCTTGATTACAGTTAGAAATGTGATGTTTTCTTTTTATTATTTTATCTGGTTTTCCGTAATTTTCCGCCAATTTAGTTAAAATCGTATCGTAAGGAATATTTCTGACATCAACAACAGTTGTGTAATTACCCAAAGGCGTCACAACAATAGGTAAATTGTCAGAATATCCCAACAATACACCGCTCTTACAAATTTTATACGATACAGTTTTGTTCTTTACACACGGGTTATTATTCTCAGTATGTAAAGGATACTGGAAAGCTAAAAAACAATTATGAGAATTATTGCCGTCTCTAATGCAATCATTAAATTTCTCTTGTTGGTTTTCATAACAATCAGTATCCAGAAAAGATACTTCTAGTTTTTTTATTTCTTCTTTATTCTGACAGGCATATAATGGCACTAAACCAATATCAATGTCATCATCAACAAACATAGCTTTATCCCGAACAGCCGTTCTAGGAATGCTACGATTGTTCATAAACTGGTTATTGGGTAAATCCCGTAGGTGACCACCATCAACCTCGAAATTTTTGATTTTAATTTTTCCTTTTTCTATTTCTTTTAGTGTCCAACCATTAATTTTTTGGTCGTATAATGATTTTTTGGGAGCACTATTGAAAATATCTTTCGTAATTTCCTCGCCCCAAAGCAATTCAAAACTTTTCTTTTCCAGCTCCTGTCTATAAATTTCGTTAGTATTAGCCTGTGCAAATTGGCTGTATCCTAAGGAAAATTCTAATGACATCAAAAATAGTATAATTTTATTCATTTCTGCTCCTAATGAATAATTTAAAGAACAGTAAATTATACACTCATTTCTGCCTGCCGTTATTTTCCTCTAATTCCTACTAAAACCAAGTATTTCAACAGATTAGGTATATAATATTCTTTTTTTCTTGCATTTTTTATTTTCCCAGGTATGTTAAAATAAAAAGTTCATTATTTTTCAACATATTAGCTTAGATTTTCACTCTAATTCAATAAATAAAAGAAAAAGGATTAGAGATGATATACGCTTATGTTAGGGTTAGTTCGCAAATTCAAAACGAAGCAAACCAACATTATGAAATTGAGCAATTTGCTGAAAAAAATGGCTTAAAAATTGATGAATGGATTGAAGAAACAATTTCATCTGGTAAAGATTTGAAAAAAAGAAAATTCAATTCTCTTCTAAAAAAATTAAGTAAAGATGATATTCTAATAACAACAGAGCTTTCTAGGATTGGGCGTAAAAGCTTTGAAATTATGGGTATTTTATATGAATGCCTCAACAAAGGCTGCCAAGTTTGGACAACCAAGGAAAAATACAAACTTGGAGATGACTTGAATTCACAAATATTAGCTTTTGCTTTTTCTATTTCTGCATCAATTGAAAAATCATTGATTTCCGCCAGAACCAAGGAAACACTTGCTAGGTTGAAAAATTCAGGGGTAAAATTAGGCAGACCACAAGGAAGTAAAAATAAAAATCTGAAATTAGCAGGTAAGGAAAAAGAAATTCAGGAGTTGCTTGCCCAAGGTGTATCCAAAGCTAAAATTTCAAAAATATATGGTGTCAACCGTATCAGCTTGTATCATTTTATAAAAAAATATATAAAAAAAGAGCCATAGTTTTCACTATGGCTTTGGTTTTACGGTTTCCCAATTGGTTCTTCGATATTACCCACCATTATTCCCCCAGTCAAAATTTCTCCATACATAAGAGAAATAGGGTCATCATATGTTTCATAACTATCTATAAGTATAATATGTCTAATATTCTTCCAAAGTTCAGCAAGCCTAAATTGAAGGTCAATTTTGCTACCTTTTTGCAGATATGAATGGCAAGTTAGAACAGGAAAACCATCAAAACTTAACTTTATTGAACCTATCATATTTAAAATGTTATCAGGATATTCTCGATTATGTAATTGAATTTTTTCATTGATTATTGATTGTAAACTTTCTGGATTAATTTTTTCAAAACATACTGTTTGAATAATTTTGTTTCCTTGATAAAGATGCAAGTTTGCTATGTTTGTAAAAAATATACTATCCCAATTAATTTGCTGATAAAGACCTGAAACTGCATTATTTGAGAAAAGTGTCTGACACCCATATTTA